TTTTACCAGTTTCCCCCAATTAATTTTGAAATATTTTTATTAATATTGACGATATAACATTGATATATTTTAATTTTTATGTTAAGATTATAATATAATATTTTAGGAGGAATAACAATGAAATACAAAGAAGAAATAATTTATGATTTAGCTGAAATTTATATCGATCATAAAGGATGCAATTTAAAATCTTTTAAAGAAATAGAAAAGAACATACTAACTAATTTCGGTGATCTAAAACAACATTCATCATTAATGAGTATTTTAAGAGTTGAAGAGATAGAACTATTAATTTATAATTTCTTAAGAGAAAAAGAATTAAATAAATCTATTGACGAATTAACAACTAAATGATATAATAATTATAGGTTAAGAAAACAACTAATACAACAATAAAGGGGATAAAACAAAATGTCAATTTACACAATGGGAATCGTAGTACTAACTTTTATAGCAATTGTAGGTATGATCTTAGGATCAGTAAAAGAAACATCAAATAACGTAAAAGCAACAACATCACAAGTAATGCAAATGAACGAATTATCTGATAAGAAAGAAGAACTTAAAGAACTTAAAAAACTTATTAAAATCAAACAGCAAGAATTAGAAAACTTAGTATATGCAACAGAACAAGCTAAACGTAGAACAGTAACAAACTTAACAGTAGAACAAGAAGAAGCAATTGATAAATACGAATCAATGGGAATTAGATTACCAATTGACATTATTGAAGAACTATCTTATTCTAATAATGTAACATACAATTCCGCAATGTCTTTCATCGAAGCTCAACGTAAAGTATGGAAAGCTCAATTCTCAATCACAATGACTAAGGGGATGATGTAAAATGAATAACAATAATTTCGATCAATATGATGTTTTTATTCAAAACGAACTACATAAAGGTAACAAGTTAAAAAACTTGGAATTAGCTGAAAAAAGAGCAATGCGTAAAGCATATTGTAAAGCTAACAACATTGAATTTGAAGAACTACCAACAATGGAAGAAAATTTATCAAATGGTTCTCTTAAAATATTATGTTTTGTAATGTGGTTATTCATAGCTGGAACAATAATATCAGCATTTATTGGTGAAGGAAACTTCTTAACAAATTTCATGAAAGTGTGGTTTTAATAATGGATCATTTAACATACGCAGAAGCATTAATAGAAATTAACCGTCAATATCGTGAAGGAGATATAGACTTTGACTTATCTTGCAAACTAACAAATTTCTGTGAACAACTACATATATTATGGAAAGAGAAGGTAAATAAATAATGGAAAAAGTAACTAGAAACGATTCAAGATTCTTACCTAAATTCTCTATTAACAGAAAAGTAAATTACATAAATGATTCATCACTTCCAAATCTAATCAAAAGAGCAGATGAAATGTGTAAAAAATATGGATTAGAATATGAATCTAAAATATATAAAGTAACAGAATTATATAGTTACGATGAAATGAATAACACAAGCGTTAGATTTAAATCAGGTAAAACAAGATACAAAGGAACTAAATCAGAACACAAAGAATTTTATGAAGTTAAACTAATAAAGGTTGGTGCTTAAAATGATTACAATAGAATACAACTCATACGGATCACTAGATATTCAATCACAATCATTCACAGGTGACAACTGTTTCGACGATTTCTTATACTGGTTCTTTAAAAACGATATAAGAGATTACAAGTTTACGAAAGGAAAAGAATACATATTAGGAGAAATAAAACAAAAGGGGATAAATAACAAATGACAAATTACAAAGTAACTTCAATTAATTTTAAAAAGGTTTTTACAACAAATTACGAATTAAGCACTAAAACATCATTTTTATTCTGTGGAGGAATTAAAGATATATCCTCATTTTATCCATCAGTAGATTTTACAGAAAGATTTAATTTAGCATTTTAAGCCCTCCAATTAAGGAAGGCTTTTTCTTTTGATCTATTGCACACCCATCTTTTTAAACATGTCATAACTAGTTTGTCTAACAATTTGATTATCAAACATCAGCAGACCTTTTTTAAATGCTCTTACAATCTTATCTAAATAGTATTCATTTCTATAATTATTAACAAGTATTCTATTCTCACTCATATCATCTTTAGTTAACGCAAATGTCTTCTTAGAACTAGGATCATAGTCTTGCGACAAGAACATGAAGTCACTTTTAGTATCAACCCACATGCCCATTGTAAAACCTTTATAAACTATGTTACAGAAGTGTACAGAAGTCTTAGCTCTCTTCATAATAAATGTATCAACATCATGAGTGAATTCGTTATCTAAACTCATACGACCATATTCTAACTCACTAATCATAGCACCAAATCTTGTTTTTATTCTTTCCTCTTTAAAATCTCTACCATCTGGTATTTCAAGTACCGCGTGTTTATATTTATAAAATCTTTTAAACTTGCCTGTCTCTTTATCTGGTTCAGGAAGAATATTAAAGTATAAGAACCATGGATTAACAACAGACACCGAGTTACTCAAACAAACACATCTAAAGTTATCACGGTTACGAATTACAGTATCTATAATATTAAGTAGTGCTTCCACACAGTTCGGCGGATACCCTACATTATCCTTTTCACGAATAAATTCATCAAACAGAATTGTTTCAACATTAGGGAATGAATTACCCTTAAAACTTTGCCAAGCACTTAATGGAACAGCAAAACCAGCTAACTGACCATTAATATAAAACTCTTTACCTTTAGTTTCAAATTTAGTATCAGGAAACTCCTGACTAACATCATTAAACAGTTGATCAACCTTCTTCAATTCCGTTTTATACATTCTCAAGTAAATAAATTGTGCACCAGTTTTCAAGAATCTTTTAATGCAATATTTCTTCATTGCATATGTTTTACCAATACCCCTCGATGCAATTGTGAAGTTCATGATTCTGTTATAGCTTAACAATTGTTGTGGGTTATAATACAAATCTTCTATTTTCTTTTTCTCTAACTTATTATTTATCTTTTCTTTCTTTTCTACATTCTGTTCTTTTTCAAATTCAAATAACGTTAAGTTTTCCATAACAGAATCATCCCTCACTTTTTATATTTATTCCAAAAATTTTTCTACCAAATCCAAAATTAAAATGATTTTATTTTTATGATAATTATATTTAAAGGTTCTACGTTCTTCCTATTTTTAGTTTTAAACCATAAGCTTTTTATTTTTAGTTGTTTTAGGTTTTTACTTTTAAATAGGGAAGGGTCAAAAATTATGACCCCTTATTTCCCCTAACCCTGTATATACTCATACCACCAACCACGTTGATCCATCCACCAAGTTATTTTATCTAATTCTTCATTTGGCATTACATCTGTTTGCATATATGCTAAACCTTCTTCAGGATTTAAAATAACTCTTCCTTTTGTTCCTAATTCAATCATTTTAGCAGACACTTCATTAATTAAACTAGACCCAAATCCACCACTTCTTACATATTGATATCCTTTTGGCGTCTGATCATCTTGTCCGGTAAAGTAAGCTAAATTCTTATTTCCAATCAATTGATTCAAATCACACTTACCAATTCCCGGTGTGTGACCTGTTTCAGTATACTGCCAGATGTCACAAGGATAAGCTGGTTTACTGCCACCATAACGAGGAATCCATACAAAGTCTGATTGAACTTGACTCATTCCAAAAGGTTCATACATATGATGACCGACATATAGCCCTACTTTTTTAGCACCTAATCGTCGTAATTCATCAATGAAAGCTTGTGTTCCAGCTCTCATATCATCCATTGTTTTTACTTCAACATCAGCTACCCATACCGTTGAGGATTTATCTCCACGCTCCCAGAAGTCCTGAGCCTCCTTTTTAGCATCTGCTACACTAACAAATCTACAAAAAGCATAACTACCAAAAGGTATTCCTTTACGTTTCATATCAGCAACATAACCATTATAACGAGGATCACGATAATTACTACCATCTTGAACACGAGCTATAATAAAATCAATATAAGGTTTAGCTGTGTCCCAATTGATATCACCATTCCATTTAGAAATATCTACAATATTACCCATATTATCTTTCCTCCATCTTCTCTATCGCTATTGTTAAATTGTTTACTGCGTCTTTTACACTATCCAAAGCACTAGTTACTTTTGTCATCATAAATACTGCTACAAATATTGGAAATCCAACTTGACTAATAAATGGGACTAATTGCTCCATCGATTACACCCACACTTTCTTATTCTCTTATTATTTATCCTTCAATACGCCTATTTCTACTAAAATTCCATCCACTAACTTGATTACTTAGTAACTGCGCTATATAATCATTTAATTTTTTATTTTTTTTTATCCGTTTCCCCTGTATTATCTCCACCACATGAATTTATTGATCCATCACCTGTAGTATACAATTGTAACACCCTCGCATAATGAAAGTTACCACCATTTTTATATCTCCACGGGTAGCCAATCTCTATAGCTTCAGGTCTGTTGTATGGAACTTTTTGACCAGTTGTATTACCTAAGCTCGGGGCAACAACAGTTCTAGAATATTCTATTGATAATTCCAACGTGTGAACTTTTCCTCTTTGACCAATCCAACGAGCATAACCGATACCATAGTTATATTGTTGAAAAGCTGTCCATATATCACAACCGTATTGTTTTGTTGTTTCTAGAGATTCTTTAAAATGTTTAACACCTTGCTTTATGCTAGCTTCTCTACCCAATGTATTCATTGGTAACCCTGCTGATTCAGAGGATTGCATTACATCCTCAAGTCTACCTTCTGATTCAACCATAGCAATAGCCATTAACCCGGGAACAGCATCCCTACCAACACCTTGAGCATCACATTCTCTTTCGAAAATAGGTCTTAAAGATTTTACAGCGTCATTAACTCTATCATTTACCTCAAAAGTTCCATTACCTGAATTGCTAGGAGGTTGACAAGTTCCATTATCAATACCTGTTTGATCATCTGTATTCTTCCAACTATAACCGAAATCTACAACGATTTCAGTATCATTAACAAAGAATGCATCCCAGTTATGAATTGCGTTACTTTTGTCAAAGGCGCTACCTTGCATAACTTCTATGTGTAGGTGATCTCCTGTTGCAAATCCCGCTATTCCTGTTTGTCCACACTTTTCACCTTGTTTGCGTTTTGTGCCTACTGGATAATTTCCGTGATTATTATCATGCCAGAACATATACACCATTTTCTTTGTTCCTGTTGGGGTGTTAACTTCACTATCAGAGCCCCATATTGTTCCTGCACTGCCCTTTGCAATGACAGTTATATCACACGGTGCATAATACCAAGCTTGTCTACGTCTTTCTCCTGCTTTATTTTGCCATACATAATCTACCGCTTTAGCTTTACTATGTGAAAAGTCTCCCGATTCCCCTTGTGTAATGTACATAACATCCATAGGGAACATGGAATTTTGTTTTCCATTTGCCCCTACGGATTTTTGACCTTCTTTCATTAAGCGTCAATAGCCTTTGTTAAGTTATTCTGATTAATATGGGTCTTAATTGGCCCATCAATTTTAACACCATCGGAAGGACAGTCATACACATTGTTGGAAGTAATAACAGTATAAAGCGTATCAGTTGTATAAATACCAAAACGTTTAGGATCAACAACAGTGTTACCATTCATAACAATCTTTCCACCTTTGATAATACGCAACCCATCTGAGTTTTCACCGCGAATAGTTTTAAGATAGTTATTTGCATAAGAACCATTTGTTGATTCTTCAGATCGAATACCATAGAACTCACAATCTTTAACTAAGTTACCATCAACAATAAACTCTTTAGCTCCAAACAATTCAATACCATCTTTTGTATTTGTTTCAACATTGTTGCCGCTGATAACTACATTATCAACACCTGCAACACGAATATTTGAGAATCGACTCTTATAAACTGTATTACCTTTTATAACTAGTTTTTTACTTCTATATCCAGTTGCTCTACCTAGCACACGAATACCATTTTCATAGTCATTTACACATGTGTTACCTTCAATAATAGCATTTGTTAAGTTATAAACATTAATTCCTGCAAACTTTACATCACTTATTTTATTACCAATAATGGTTAAATCAGTTTGAATCGCATTTGTTCCGTCACAATAAATACCATTTAATTTAGAATATTGAATTGTATTATTAGCAATTAATGTTCCTTTTTGGTTGTCAACTGGTGTGAAACTTTCAACTAAGATACCATTTGCAAATGTGCTTGTAATCGTGTTTCCTACTACTCTTGCGTGTTGTCCACGAATAGTGAATCCTCCTACACAAGATGTTGCCGAGTTATTAGAGAAGTTCCAGAAGAAACAAGGTTCATGGCAATCATAAGCATATTGCGGACAATCAACAGCTTTATTTCCTGTAATATCACAAGCAAATGCAGGAATGAAACCACCTCCAGCAATGGCGTGACGTGAATTTCTAAAGAAGTTATCTCTTGCTGAACATTCTTTTGATGATAAGAAAGCAACACCATAACCACTTGTTCCAATTGTTCCACCGGGAGATGTATTATTGATAATATCCGATTTATAAACATGTGAGTTATAACAGTTTGTCATAACAACACCACAATCTTCAGCTCCATCAATAAAAACATTTTTAACAATAATTCGTTGAGCATTCTCAACAATAACACCATTATGACCTTTTCCTTTACCACCCATAATGATATCTAAATCTTTAATTGTTACATCTTTCATTCCTCGCATACATTGAACTCTAGCATTTTTAGATTGATCATAGCTAAAGTAAACTTCACCTTGTAATTCAATATTTGAACCATCAAATGACTTCACTGTTACAATTTCACCTCTACGAGAACTAGGAGGAGCACCTTCAGCATAAGATTCATCACTTGTTACAATTAGTAAATCACCAACAAGCAAAGCATCACAAGCAGGTCCAACAAGTTTACTATCTCCTTGAGCAACACTTTGAGCTAAACCAATCGGATCAGCAAGTGTTCCTTTAACATAGAACAATCCTTTTTGATATAATGTAGTAGCTGTTTCAATATTTTTACCATCGATAACAGTTTTACCTTTATAACCTCTAATAACTTTATTAGAAGGAACATCAAAACCTTCAGATACAACATATTTAATCGGTTCAAACACAAGATTAGAATTTTCATCTTTTTTCAATTCTTCAATAGCTCTTTTAATTCTACCCGTGTCATCTGTTTCACCTTCTATTTTTTGAAAATCTTTTACATAAACTGTTCCAGTTTTATCGACTTTCATATTCATTACATCGTTGTTGATTATTTCAGCAAGCGTTCCATCTTCTAACCATTCTTTAAGAACTTCAACAACTTTTTTCTTTAGAAGAGTGTTAATAACATAATCTTCAAAGATATGCCATTCATCACGCAACATATCAATCTTTTTATCTTGTTCATTTAGTCTTTCATTTTGTTGTAATACAACTTTATCAAGCCAATCAACAAGTTCATTAAATGATATTCCAAGATTATTAACATATTCAATACATGTAATAAGTTGCTCGTAAATATTCATTGACTCATCAAAAGCACTCGGCAAATATCGTCTATAAGGGTCTGTTGGCAACATCCCTACTTTTTTAACATTACTCATCTTATCATTCCTTTCTAGTATACTAACATAAATAGTTTTGCTTCACATTCATTGTAAATTTCAGTTTCAATACTAAGGAATGTTTCACGATATTTCTGTAGCATTTCCGAGTATGTTTCAACCCCAATTTTTCCAACATAATTTTCTTTTTCTAGCATTATCTGGTTAGTTGTTTGATCTAACTTAGAATTTCCAGTAGTATCTTCAGTTGAAGTTCCATCTTTTGAACCAGTAGAACTATTTGTTCCAGTAGCTTTCCCAACATCGTGAGATTCACCAGAACTTGTTGTTTCACTATTGGTTTGGTCATGTGTTTTTACTTTATCGATTGTATTGTCACTACTATTTTTCTTAGTAGACTCATCAATATGAATTTCATCATTTGCATGATCTTTGCCAGTAACCTCATTTATCTTAGAAGCATATCTGATTATTCCTTTACCATCTTCTGTTGTAATATCAAGTCTACCGTCTGGTGTATCCTCTTCTAATGTTCTAGCAAAGTTAGTTCCATCATGAACGTTTTGGTTATTACCCTTCTTGCTACCAATATCCTCAATAACTCTATCGGTATTCGTATCACTAGTTCCATCAGAAGTGAGTTTACCAGTTCCACTATTCTTAGTTTCACCATCATTTGCAGTGTGTGTCTCAAACTCTCCATTTTCAGTTGTTTTAAGTCCTGTAGTACCTTTCTTATTACCAGTTGTATCAATGTTATCTTTACGAGTACCATCAATATTTTTATCTTTTGACCGATCCATTCTTGTGTTTAACAGTGGATCAAACTCAATCAATTCACTTTTAAATCTCTGGTTATAATAAGGCATTCTTTCATTCATCCAGTTTTCAAGATGAAACTTAAATAATTCAATGGTTTCAAATCCAACTTCTCTCATATAGAATCTTCTAATCCATTTTCTTTCAAAATCTTTTCTCTTACTTTCATCAAAGAAAGGATAATCAAAATCAAATAGGTGAGGTTGACCAACTTCTATTCTTTTCTTAATAGGGGGTTGAGGTCTTTCATATTGAGTAAAGTGATCTATATATCTTCTTAATTCAATACTATAAAGAGCCATCTATTTCGCCACCTTGTTCATCATCAATTTCAAATCCTTCATTATCCATATATAATTGAAGAATATCAGTTCTCATTTTAACATCTAAATCTTCTAATTCACCGGGATATAAAATTTTTGCTCTTTCAACAAAATCTTTACGATTCTTAAGCATAATATTTTCTGATGCTCGATCTCTTTCATTGCCAGATGTTGCCTCCGCACTTGTTAATCTTTCTTTCTTATCAATTGGAACATTTTGTATTCCTAGCATTGTATAGAATTCAGACCAATAAGCGTTCTTCTGATCATTAATCTTATCAACAACATATGGAGCATCTGTTTTATGAACAGTAATTGTTTTCGGGTCAAAGTGTTTATTAGCAACAATAACAGGAGCATTTCCTTCATATTGATTATAAATTTGCATCAATGAAAATTTATTAGAATCTTCTGCTGTAACTAATACAGGTGTCTTCTGAGCATTTAAGTTGATATCAATAATCTCTGAAGCATTCGCCAACTTCTTTGCAAACATAATGACACTATCCATTGTAGGAATATGCAAATCATTATTCCATATTACAAGACCATGCCTGTTTTTCTTAATTAAATCAGGATCATCACCATAGTTAAAAATGTCATAACTAATTTTTTCGTCATCTGGATTAGTAGAAACAGTTTTAAATATTGTTGGTTGCCAATAACGATTCAATTTGACCCCTGCGGCACCATCTGTTGCAACGAAACTATCATTGTTATCTTTATAAAACCCAACATATCCACGAGTGTGTAACATCATTTCTAAGAAACGAGGATCAACAGATTCCGGCAAGTTTTCCCATTCAAATAATTGGAAAGTTAATTGACTTAGTTGTTTTGCATAATGCCAATAGTAGAAATTACCTACTTTTTCCTGTATTTGATTCGGATTCATATATAATTGTAAATTATTAAACATATCTATATCACCTCATTACTTAAAGTATAATTTCCTACATCATTTGTATGCCATAATGTAATACCACCATCAAAGATTGCTTTCAATTCATTTAAATCTTCTGTATTAAAATCTCCAATAATGTTTACATCTTTTGTTTGCACATAATTCCAGTTTTGTCTAGTATGAAGATTAGGAACTTTTACTTCATTCTTTTTATATCCATATAACTTAAAGAAATCTTCTAATTTCTTTTGATATTCTGGTTTGATCTGTTTTTTAATCAAGAACACACCATTATAGCCATTACCAACATCATAACTTGTGTTCGTTCCCATTTTATTAATAGTCGGAGGAACATTCAAAATATCATCAATTTTAGCTGAAATAGCTTGCAATTGAAGAACACTATTTCCCGCTCCCTTTACAGCTCCAATTCCTGAAGAAGCTGTTCCAACATAATTACCACTAGCTAAAGAGCTTCCTGCACCTAATAAACTCTGAGCAACATTTGCTGTACCATTCAACGTAATTTGATCAACTTGATTATGAAGTTGATTCTTATTACCTTGAATATAAGCTGAAATTAATTCAGTTATAATTGATACATCGTTCGGGTTAATATTTTGTATACCCCATTCATCTAACATGAATTGATGCATGGAACTATTAATATCCATATTATATCCGGCAATACTATAGGAAACTTTATTGCTTGTTCCAAGTGATCCTTTAGCTGTTAAAGTAATATCAGGTCTTGAAATATATTCATTTTTAAAATCTCTACGATTCCCTTGCATATCATCAAGTGTTAACACTGTATATGGATACATTAATAACTTGCTTTCTTTTACACTTCTATAACCATCATATTTAGGCCCAATAAAAGTGTTTTTAGTAGAAAACTGTTTACAGTCACTAACATATACCATCTTAGCACCATCAGATTCAGCATATTCAACCACTTGACCATCACTACTAAAGTTAATTCCGTATCCAGCTTCATTTTCTGCCGTTGTATACTTCAAACCTGTTTGTTCTGTTATAAACATGGTAACAATGTTATTTGTCATTTTATCATCTTTGTAAAGAGAAGCTAATGTGTCAATTAATGTTGACATTCTATGAGATTCACCTTGTATGGTTGCATTTACAACGACATCTTTATCAACAAATGGAACAACGTAATAACTAAACGGTTGTCCAACCCCAACAAGACTAGGCAAAACCTTATCTTTATTCGTTCCATGAACTGCCTTTTTACAAGCAATAACAAGGAAACGAATGCCGCTATTTGGAATATGGTGATCAACTTTTACTGTTTCATATTCAGTCCCATAATTCAACCCCTCATCAATCGTATTAATAACAGGTGTTCCATCAAGATTCCATAATGGGCAATGTTCTCTTACAACAAATGATGATAGCATTGTCATTTCAAAGCGCCATGTTTGCAACACATCAATTTCGAAATATACTTCTGTCATCGAACTTGTTTTTCTTTTTAACTGTGTTACAAAAGCATAAAACCATTTGTTATTATATTGAGCATTTTGGAACATAATATAGTTTACATCGCGTAAAGCATCAATTCCAGCATCTGCTCCAATGTAGTTTTTACCGTTATTCTCAACAAACTTCACTTCATCCATAGCATGAACGGTAGGTCTACTGCTAAAATAACTAAATTGATCGTTTATATTATCGAACCATCTTGTGTGCTTATTATCATTAGAAAAAGGAACGCCCTTTTTAAAAAAGACGTTACTTCCACTTAACGGTACAACAGCCATTTTAGACGCTCCTTTCTATTTTACTTCATATATTTCAAAATCTGACCATAATTCCTCATCATCAAATTCATGAGGAGATTGAGCTACTTTAACAATATCTCCAACTGAAACATGTATTAAAGTATTTAAACTTCTGTATGACCCATCACCTTCAATTCGGAAGACGTCGCTTGTTCCTCCTCCACTTACTTGTTCATGTTTTAAATGAATCCAGTAATTAGGAATTCCTGTTCCTGTAACATGAATATTTTCACCTACAGAAACAGGATCAATTGTTGGCTTGGGTGGCTTAGGGTGCAGTTACTGTTACTTTAGCTGTATCAGATACCGCTACTCCGCCAACTTTAGCTGAGAATGTAACTGTTAATTTATCTGCTCCTGCTTCTTCAGTTGCGTCAACATCTAATTTTCCAGTTGAAACATCAATTTTAGTTCCTGCTTTTGTTCCACCAGCTACAGCATAGGCTTTGTCTGTAACTTCACCTTCACCTTCAGTAGAACCAGAGAATGTTGTAGATTCACCAGCTTTTACACTAGCTGTTTTTGGTGAAATTGTTGCTTTTGGTTCTGGAGGAACTGGAGCATCTGCTGTAGAGAATACAACAGCATTTTCAAGTGTTGAACAAGAAAGAGTCTGCCATACATGATAGAAGTAGTTCCAGTATAGACCTTTTGGATTGTAAACATTTGTCATTTCAATATTGTTGTCATAACACATGAACCAATCTTCATCAACAAGAACTGCTTGAATTGCTGGATCAGCAAATTCATCAATTACAGTTACTTTAGATAAGAAATCAGTTTTATTCATATTGAAAGCAACTGCTAACACGTCAACATCAATTTCCGCTTCTGTTTCTGCTGTAATAAATAAGTGTAATCCTTCCATTTCAGATCGAGTATGTACCCCAGTATGATTGTATTTACGTGAACCCATTCCAAGTGTTAATTTACGAACATAAGCACGCATTTTCTTAACAAAGGCACGGGCACTATCTTGTGATGTAGGTGCTTCTACTTTTACATGGTGGAAGAATCCTTTTTCATAATACTGATCAATCAGTTTACGCATCCATAAATACTCGTCCACTTCAGCAGAATTATAAAGAGCTTCAAAAATACCAGTAATAAAGTTATCTAAATTCTGATAAGACACAAATGCCGCTTTTAATTCAGCTTGTGAAACTGTTTGCTCATAGAATTGTTCACGGTTACGTTGATGGAAGAATGCTTTTGTGTCAGGAATCTCACGTTTATATAATGTAGATTCAGCATCAGTTGGATCAAACTTCTTAGCCTTTGTAATATCTGTATAGATTTCTTCAATTGTGTAACCTAAAGGCATTGTACCTTTTTTAAATTTGCCAAGTGGGTTATTCATTGATTTATGTTTGATGACAACTAAACCAATTCGATCCACTAATTGATTTAAAAAACTATTGCGGTGTTCTGGATTTGAGTTAATACCAATACCAACTTCACCAATATTTCGATCATTTGCTTCTGGAACAGCTTTCGCATAAGCTCCACCTAATTCATTACGAATCATGTTTAATGTTTGAGCTGTATTTTCAGACCCAAGTAATCCATTAACATCATTCATGTTAATTTTAGCCATTGTAAAACCTTCTCTCTATTTAATTGTTTTATTTATAATAGGCTCGCAACGTTGTGTGCTCACTCTTATTACCATTGTTTATAATCCTTTAAGCGCATCACTTAATGTTCTAGACTTCACTTCTTCTTTCTTTTGTTGTTCTTGTTTTTCACTCATATCAAGTGATTGAATAGCAATACGGTTAGCGTAATGAGAATTTGTTTTTTGAAGTTCTAAATTTTTACTGCTGATTGTTTCCATGTCTTTCTGTAATTTTTCCTGTTTAGCAATAATGTTGCTAAAACCTTCATTTAATTCCAACATGATTTCTGATTTACGACTATCAGCAGTTTCAGGAGCTTCAAACTCACCCATTAAAGAACCAAGTGTTTCTCTATCCATTATTTATCCCTTCCTTTTAATAGATTTTTAGGGGATATTTACCCCTTGATTAATATATTAAACTATGAATCAAAAAATAGCAACATTTATTTCTTGACGAAATATCATATTTTATAGTATAATTAAAAGTTATTTTATTTTTAATAGATTTTCATCTTTACTCTTCTATCTTTTCCATTTTACCTATATAATAGAAGAAACACGAAAAAGGAGTGATTCAAATGAAATGGATTCTTTATTTTATCTTTACTTTTATTTTCTTTTTCATTTTAATAGCAAATCTTTATGAGTTTTTAATTTGTTATAAATGGTTTCACGATATTGTCTTGTTTTTCACTTTCGATTTTATCTTTCATTTTTGATCTTGAATTTTAATCTTTTAAATCTTTTCAAATTTATTTAATAAAATCCCTTGCATTTATCATTTTAAAATGCTATATTTAATTCAGCGAAAGAAACACATTAAAAGTTAAGAGGTTTTGAACTTCATCTTTTGATATTTTCTTTCAAATAAAAATGTTATCAAATAAATTAAAATAAAAACTAATCAGAAAGAAGGAATTAAAAATGGCTAAATTTATTACACGTACTATTGCATCAACAACTATCGTAATTGGAGAATTAAAATTAGGATCAACTGAAGTAGAAGTAAAAGGTAAACTAGTTGAAGAAGGTAAACTTGATCTTGAAAAAGCTACAAAAGTGGTTCAAAAAGCATTCAAAGGAGAAAACGTAATCGTTCTTGATTTAGTTCAAGATGAAGCACAATACAAAATCTCTGTTGAAGACTTCATCGCTAATGCTGAAAAAGTAGAAGCATCTGAAGAAGTAGAAGAAACAGAAGAAATTGAACAACCTGTAGCATAACACATTTAAATAGAAGGAACTTGATTTTATGTCTTGTTCCTTTTATTTTTTCACATAATTGACGAATTAACTTATTTACTTAGGAGGTCTTAAAAATGTTGCCATCAAGTGATACATGGGTATTTTGGTTGTTAATGTTTGATGTGACACTGTTTACTTGTATTTTCTTTTATATAATTTTTGATATTATCAATAGGAGGTCTTAAAATGTACTTAGTTTCCAAAGCAAAATATTGGTTTATGTGGGTTTTCAGTATGTTAGGAATTTCTGCTTTAATTTTTATTCTTATTAGATGTTTCGATTTATTATTTTAGGAGGTCTTAAAATGAAAAAATATGTATTAACATTAATAGATATTAGAGATGTAAAATATAATATTATATATGAAGGAAATGATATTCAATCTCTTACAAGACTTTTATCTAATAATCTTGTATCTTGTAAAGAGGTGAAACAATGAAATATTTTTTAGAATGTGTATTTGCAGGAATACAAGGTTTATGTATTGGTATTTTCATCTTTTATCTTTTGACCTTAATCTTTTAAAAATCTTTTAAGATCGCTACGCTTCTTATTTCCCTAACTCACGTAAAGGAAATATAGTCGCCTAGAACCTGCGAACTAAACGCCCTTTGGTTGTTAAGGTCTTAGGTTTTCGGGGGAAAAGAAAAAGCTCTCTTGGATAAGCCGGAACGGCGTATCCTCGGAGAGCAAAAGAAAGGGGAGAGTAGAAATGGATTTCAGAACATATCTTGATATAATAGAAGCAAATAAAATTTTATATATAAATAAGCAATTGACATTAGAACAGTATAAAGAAATAAATGATATTATTTATCCTAAAATTAAAGTTACTTGGGAAGGTTTCTTGAGAGATAATGAAATGGAAGACATAAAAACAAATATGCTTAGAAAAATGATAGTTCTTAAAAATTGTGGCGTCTTAACAGTTGAAGAAATGAAGGAATTAAGAAAATTTTATTTGTAGGAGGAGCGGGGAGAATGATTCACTATACATTTGTTTATCAAGCGTATTTTATCCATAAAGACGGAGAAATAGAATTATTGGGTACATATGGAAACCCTGACACGATGGTAGGAGATATAGCTTTATTAACATTAGATTATAAATCAGGTAAATTAGAATATCGTGTAGTGCCTGTTATTGGTGAAATGATTATTAAATAGGAGGAGTGGGGAATGAAATTAAGAAGAATTGTTAATAAACTAAATATTTTATATTGGTTATACGCGGCTAAAGCATTCACTGAAAATAGAGATAAAAGAAATAAATTAAATGAAAGAATAATTATTAGAAAAGAATTAGGTTTCGATGATCAATTTATGAAATTAAATATTAAGTGGTAGGAGTGGGTAAATAATGAGAAGGAATAGAAGACCTAATAAAAACAAATGTAATAATTTAATGAGTTTAACAAATAAAGAATGTTTTTATTATATGTTAACTCATCATATGAAGCGTAATGAAAATAAAATAAATGGTCTTATTAAAGATAATAAAGAGTCTAAAAGGTTGATGGGGATATTAGAAAAAGAACTGTTTAGTAAATAGGAGGAGAGGGAAGATGTATTTTAGAATATGTGAAAGATGTTTAAAAAGATTCGAGAAAGAAATTAAATTAAATAATGTTAGTGAAGAAGTTATTGACATTGTTCCCTACTATAATTGTAAATTATGGGTTACTCATGATTTTGAAAAAGAGAAAGAAAAATCGTTCGCTAAAAATAGTAATTATTTTAATTGACATTTTAATGAAAGAAATGGTATAGTGAATACAATGAGTTGGTGGGTCGAATCATAAGGAGACTTTAAATGATGCTAACACACTTTAAACATAACAGCCAACACTCGTGATTGGTTCGGCGAGGATAAAAGATAAACGACAAAATGTGAGCTGATGGGATAACAGCAGTTGAACAAACCTGTCAAGGAAAAGATGTGAAAACCCGTGAAGCCACACGTAAAAGCTAGTGATTAGGACACTATAACACCTCTTCCAAAGAAGGAAAAACTATTTGAAAACCCGTCAGTATTTGACGTTAACAACCACTCAAGCGTAGCGAGGTAAAACAACCCGACACCTGAAGGAAAACAGGGAAGAGACATAAAACCCGTTTGTTAGGAGAAAACCTAAATAAAAATCAAATAAAAGTTTTCGTTGACAGTAGGAAAGACTACATAGTATAATTAACTTACACAATTAAGCAACAAAATAACTTATAGGAAAGAGGTGAAAGCCTCTTCTCTAAATTAACAAATTTGACTTGAAGGAATAAAGATATGTTTAGCGTATCCTTCGAAGGGTTATTCCTTCACATAAGTCATACATATTTTAACTAAGCAGTAGCGACAGCTACAAAATGTTTTACATCGTTAGTCAGTGGTAGACTTTAAAACCCTCATGTAAGACAAGTAAAGCCACACACTTTATATGTCTTGATTTCTGACAGGGTGAAAGCACTCAAAAATTATTTCTCTAACATTCACCATATTGAAGAGAAAAGAAATAAAAATTATAGCTTGTAAGAGTGAGAACTTCATGTTATAATAATATCAAGGGTTAAGGGAAGACATTCCCTCTTGATAACAGCATCTTAAAGGAATAGAGAACAGATCAATATTAAAAATTACCGTTCTTGTTAACTTACCTCCTTTAAAGTTAAAATCACATATCCATATGAAATATCATGTATACTGTTACTTGAAACATTAGGATGCTGTTATGAGGACATAGAAAAGAAGAAACGAACGTTTAGAAACGTAAAGGAATGATTAAAAGATTTGAAGTTCGTTAAGAGCTTAAAAGATTTTGAGAATGACTTCTAGTTTCTGTGAGTTGAATCTAGACAATGACCCAAATAATATAAAACGTAGAAAGAAGGAATTTAAAATGAATAAAGTATCAATCGTGGGAAGACTAGTAAGTGATGTAAAATTGCGTCAAACAGAATCAGGTAAATTTGTAGGAAGTGTAACGGTTGCTGTTCAACGTAATTACAAAAATGCAAATGGTGATTATGAATCAGATTTCCCACAAGTTGTTATTTGGGGTAAACAAGCTGAGATCGTAGCAGAGCACGTTAAAAAAGGTCATATGGTAGGTTTCACTGGTCGTATTGCAACACGTATGTATGAGAAAGATGGCATTAAAAATTATATTACTGAAGTAATTGCTGAAGACTTCACTTTCTTACAACCTAAACCACAACAATAATTAAATAGAGGGATTGGCTAACGCTGATCCTTTTATTTTTAAGGAGGATTGACGAAGTGATGGATGAGTGGGAAAAAGAAGTTAAAAGAATTGCAAATATATTTTTAAGTGATTTCTATTATGGTGAAAGAGAAAGTAAGAAAACATGTGAATTAAACAATTGGAATGAAAAAGAATTTTCTCAAGAAGTTATGTGGTATTTTGAAGATTTACTAAATATGTAGGAGGTAGAGGGATGAACTTTACAGGGAAGAAAAAGAAGATATATAAATTCATTAAAAATGGAGAAATAATAGCAAAAGGAACGATAGATGAAATGAGTGAACAACTTGGAATAACAAAACACTCTATTTGGAATAAAGTAAGTAGATCGGTTAACGGAAGATTAAAAAGAGTTACATATGAAATGGTTGAAGTTAGTAATTCTGTTAATGAATATGTTTTAATAATCAACGATAAATTTATTGGAAAAGGTTCATTAAAACATTTAAGTGAAATATCTCATTTTAGTCAAGAATATTTAACGAAGATATCAAATGGTAATTATATTCCAAAAAGAATTAGGATAGAAATGTTTAAGAAGGTTGGTTAACACCAATCTTTTTAAATTTAATTATTGACGAAATGTCAAAAAGATGTTATGATATTAGTAACTTAAAGAAAAGGAATTGATAATAATGGGTGTAGCAATTGATATGACAGGAAAAAAATATAATAGATTAACTTGTATTGAAAAAATTGAAGAAAGACAAAAAGGTCATATTATGTGGAGATTTAAATGTGATTGTGGTAAGGTTATAACAGCTAGAGGGGGTGATGTAAGACAGGGTAAAACAGTTAGTTGTGGTTGTCGAACAATTGAGATCGGAAAAAATAATAAAGGTAAATCAAATGAAGAAAGGAGAAAGAAAGCTTTACGTAAATGAAAGAAATCTAAACCTAAAGATAAAATATAACAGGCTCATACTAATAGATTAAGATTTAACTTCTAAAAGATAAAGATCAAGACCTTGAAAAGATTAAGATCAAAAACTTATAGCAGATGAACTCGAATCGTAGTAGTGTCAAAGGGAGAGAATATAGTGGTAAAAAGACGTTCTAAAAAACAACCTAAGTTCACTATCAGAGAAGTAGATGTGAATGAATTTAACAGACTTCAAAACAACGCTAAAGCAATGATACGTTCTAGAAAGAAAAAATATGGTGTGGACATTTCTGGGGAAATTGATTTAAAAACAAGTATTAGTGATTTCAAAACACGTAAAGGTTTTAACGCTTGGAAAGAAGCAATGAGTAAATTAAGATATAGAGCTGATTTACAGATAAAGAAAACTAAAGAAGGAACTGTTGCAACACAAAAACAGATAAATCAAAGTAATTTAGAAGCGAAAAGAAACATTAGAAAATTAACCCCAATTGAGGGTAAAAAAGGATTATACAAAAATAAATATGGGGCAACTTTTACAGCAGAACAAGTTAAAACAATGACACTCCAAACAAATGTTGCTAGAGATTTGGAAATGAAACGAAAGGAATATATTGAAAGTATTCCTAGATATGATAGAAAAGGTAACTTGATACGTTCAACAAAGAAAGATAAAACAGAAGGGTCAGTAATTGTTAGAGATAAGTTTGATCCATCAACAATACAAAGTAATGTTACAGTTAAAATGAGAGAAGAAAATTTAAAACTTGTTAGTGACCCGCAAAGATATGAAAAACGGTCATCACAATTAAAAGATAACAACATTAAAGCTTTAAGAGAAATGCTTGGAGATGATGTTGAAGATATTATTGAATACTTTGATGGGATGAGTAATAGTGAATTCAATAACTTCTTCTTTATGTATGCTCAATCTAGTATGGGATTTGATTATATTTATCAAAGTGGTGAATATTCTTTATCAGACGGTGAACTAGATGATAGACTTGAAGGTGTTGCTGAATCAATTAGAACTGATATTAAAAGGTATGATAAAATTAGAAAAAAGTATAAGTTAATGGAAAAGTATTGAATGGGGAGATAAAGGCATATGGTTAAAAAGAAAAGAAAAAAACAAGAAATAAAAACATATGCATGTGATTTTGAAACAAATACGGAAGCGTGGTTGCATCCTGAAAATCCTAAAGATGAATTGATTGTGAAAGAAGAAAATCCTGAATTATGGCAAGCTAGAGAGAATTGGAAACAAAGAACAAATGGAGATAAAGCCTTCGTGTGGTGTTGGGGGTCAACGGAAATAAGAGAAGATATGAATTTTACAGGTGAATTGGACAACTTCTTATATGGTAATTCAATGTATGATTTTATGGATTGGTTATTGGATGGTAGTAAAAATGTTTGGTTTCACAACTTAAAATTCGATGGTTCTTTCATAGCTGTTCAACTACTAAGAGCTGGGTATACTTTTACATTTGATAGAAATCCAGCTATTGGAGAATTTACTGGTTTAATTGATGGTAAGAAAATGTGGTTTGATTTAACAATATGTAAGCAAGGGCCTAGAGGTGGTAGACAGTTTATAAATATTAAAGATAGTTTAAAGAAAGTTCCAATGTCTTTGAATGCTTGTGCTCATGCGTTTGGTTTAGATGTTTTTAAAGATATTATGGATTATGATATTATTAGAAATCCATATGATCCAATGAGTCCAGAAGATTATAAGTACTTGAAAAAAGATGTTGAAATTACAGCTAAAATTATTCATTATCAAGTATTTCAAAGTGGATTAAAAAAGACAACAATTGGTTCTGATGCTTTAAATGAATTTAAGAACACTGTTGGTGGAGATAAAGGATTTAAAGATATATTTCCAGTATTAGACTTTGAAACCGATAGTTTTATTCGTAAAAGCTATTTTGGTGGTGTGACACAAGTTAAACCAGGAATGGAAGGTAAAGTTGTTGGTGAAGGTTGTGTGTTTGACATCAACTCAATGTATCCTTATGTTCAATATTATAAAGTTTTACCTTATGGTCAACCTGTTCCTTATGAGGGTGAATATGTTGAAGATGAGGAATATCCATTGTATATACAAAAGGTTCACTTCTCTTTCCAAGTAAAAGATAATATGTTACCAACTATTCAGCTAAAGAAACAGAATGTTGACTTTGATTATTGTGATATTGACATCGCTTCTAAGTTCAATGGTAGAGAGTTTCAAAAAACGTCATTTGGTGAAATTGTAACAATGTATTTAACAAATGTTCAATGGAAACAAATTAAAGAGCATTACCATTTAGACAATGTTACATATGATGGTGGATATATGTTTAAAGGGAAAGTTGGTATTTTTAAAGACCACATTGATAAATGGATTCAAGTTAAAATACAAGCTAGTAAAGATGGTAATAGTGCATTGAAATCTCTTAGTAAATTGATGTTGAATTCCCCCTATGGTAAATTTGGAACAAACACAATTAAGTTAAATGTTGAACCAAACGTTCAGATGAAGAATCTTTGGTGCTTTTAGGAATTTAAAAGGTTGAAGATGAAATGAACCTACCACCTGGGATCGATGTTATTTACATTACAAGCATATGCAAGCTTTGTAACAGCTTATGCAAGAGAAGAATTAGTTTCTACAATTATGTTATGTTATGATAGATTTGTTTATTGTGACACTGACTCTATTCATTTAACTGGAACTGATACACCGAAAGAAATACTACATAAGATTGATCCTGATGAATTAGGTATGTGGGATAAAGAAGGTGAATTTAAATATGCTAAATTCATTAGAGCTAAGACATATTGTGAAATGTTGTTTGCTAAGAAAGTTAAAAAGAAAGACAGATGGGGAGATATTGCTGAATCCATTAAACACGTTACAAAAGAAGAGTGGGAACAGCTAACTGAAAAAGAAAGAACCTTAGATAAGAATTTAAAATGTGCAGGTATGCAGAAACATATTGGTGATACTGTTGAGTTTGATGAATTTAATATTGGGTTAAGAGTTGATCCTTATAATCCTGTTAAACCTAAATGGAGAGGTGTTGGGAAACTTATGCCTAGTCAGGTTAAGGGTGGAACATTGTTAAGGATTAGAAAGTTTAGTTTGAATTAGGAGTGGAAAAGATGAAAGAACTTGAAGAATATAAAAATAAAATAATACAAGAAGCTATTGATAGTATGGATAAGAAAGTTATTGAAGAACTAATTAAAGCGAAAGAAGAATACGATAAAAATAAAGAGGTGGAGAGATGATTGAGAAAGATGTATACAAGTTCAAAACCAAAATAAAAGTTGGGATTATGTATAGTATTTATACTCAATTGGGATTAATCAACGATGTTGATTTTTCCCTTCTAGATGATAATACTTTAGATGCTTATTTGCAAGGAGCGTTACGATCAACAACTAATTGTAAAAGAGAAAGTGAATGGGAACAGTGGTATGTTGGTTTAATGTTTGAGAATAAAGGATTTAGAGGTTATATCATTTGTAAGGATAAAAATAAGTTGAAAGAATATTTGGTTGATGCTATGATAGATTACAGATATCCGAAATATTCAATTGTGGAGGTATAGGAGATGTGGGTTGTTATACATAAAGAAAAGATGAGTATATTTAGTGGTTATAAATCATTAGATTTAGCTGAAAGGGCTTGTGAGAATTTAAACAGTGTAAAAGCAAAGAAATACTATGTTGAATTTGTGGAGGTGAGGGGGTGACAGTTTTATATTGTGTGGCTAGTTATTGTATTGGTAGTATGGTTACAGGAACTGTTATTTATCTAGGATATAGATTTCGAAAGGAGGTGATGTAGAATGGCTTTACAAACAATTACTTTAGATTTTACAGGGAAGATAGCAGGATCAACAACTCAAAATCCTAATATTGCATACTTTAATGATGTTGAATTTACTCAATTACAGTATGATCAGATATTTGGTAGTGAGTTGAGAGTTGCTACAACTGATGTTTTGAAATTTGAATTTCCTGTTCCAACTGAAGCTCAAATAAATCTTCAATCCGTTGGCATCTATTATAAATCTAAATTAGATAGTGGGGAGAATGAATTAAGGTCATCTGATAAGGGTGTTTATAATGATGATACCACAATGTATAAACAAAAGTTATTAGAAATTTATGGTATTGATATTCAAGATCAAACTATTAAATTTAATATAACGACAACAGGAGATTATGGTGTCTATGAAGTTAAATGTGATGTTACTTATGATGACGCAGGATTAAATATTTACGGTGGTCAATATCAATATAACGATACTGGTGGCGTTGTAGTTACTGTTCCTATTCAGAATAAGAAGTTGGAAGAGATCACAACCGAATTAGAGGGAAGACCTGCTAATAGTGTAACGAATGTTACATTTGCTCAAGTTGGAACGGAATTAGTTCCTTAAAATAAGACTTGTCAAAAGAAGAAAATGATGATATTATAAATTTAAGGGAAAGATTAAGTTCAAAGTCTTAATAAAATTAAATAGAGGGAACAGCTACTATAGTGTTCTCTTTTTATATGGAGGTAATGAGGATGAGAAAATATGAAGCGATTTTAATAAATGATTTTATGGTAGCCGAAAAAATTATTACTGTTAGAGAAGAGGATTATTTGAAGGTTGTGGAGGAATTAAATAATACTAAATCAATACTTGTAAGTGTTGTTGAATCTAAGAATAAAACTATTAATAAATGGAGACAAATTGTTGAAGAAAAAGATGTGGAGATAGAGAGAATTAAAAATGAATTAAAAGAAATGACAAAACATAAAGATAAAACGTTTATGAAGGTTTTAGAATTAGAAACAGAATTAATTAGTATTAAAGATGAAGAAACTTGGACATTAAAATACATATATGATGTTGATGGTGTTATTAAAGAATTTGAGCAAAATGGTATGATAAAAGAAGATGCTGAGGAATTAATAGGAATGGATTCTGATAATTGGAATCATTATAGTTTAACAAAAGAAGAAAGACCTGATAAAGATAAAATTATTGAGGGATTGTTGATTAGATGTGAAAGTAATGAAGAATTGATAAAAGAGTTGGAAAGTAGAAATGAGAATCTAGCTGATGAACTATATAAAGTTAAAAATGATTCAAGATTAAAAATTGGGTTAAGCGATAGAAGAGCGTAGGAGGAATAGGAATATGGAAAACTATGAATTAGAAATTATGGAGTTAAAAGCGGATATTAAAGAATTGAAAGATTTTATTGAAGAGAAGACAACTAAATATAATGATATGAAGAATAAATATGAATCTTATATGATGTCACCTAAAGAAGAATTAGGAAGAGAAATTGATCAACTTAAAAGTGAAAATGAAGTTTTGAAAGATGAATTAAAAAAGATGAATGTATTTGTAGAGAACTTTGAAAGTAAAAACAATCAATTGAAATTAAAAGATGAGCAGATCACTGATATTAAAGATAATTTTAAAGATTATAGAGAATCTAAAGGTGATTATGAGAAGACTTATAATATTGAATATACTAAATTTGATGGCATGTTAGAGAAAGTTGTTGACGGTGAATATAAATCTATTAAAGCAACAGAAATACCTAAATTTATTGAAAATAATAACTTTGAAAGAATTACTATTGTTAAGGTTGGTGAATAAAATGAATATTATTATGTATACAAAGAATAATTGTCCTAACTGTATGCGAGCGGAATTTATGTTTTCCGCTTGTCCTACACCTGTAAATATTGAGAAGAGAAATGTGGATGAAAATGAAGAGCATTATGAATTTTTAACTAAAATTATGAGAAGTAATACTTTACCAACGTTTTTAGTCCCAGATACTCACGGAAGTTATGAGGAAAACGGTAAAATGTATGAGGGTTATCATGGATTTGAGGAAAATTTAGGTAGATTACAGGAGTTGTTGGGATTATGATGGAAGATATGTTGAAAGTTCAGAAAAAAGTTGATGATGATATTTCACATAAAATAGAAACTTCTTTTAAAGAAACTTTACATCTTAGAAAAATAGCTTTTAAAGTTGAATTAAGCGAGTTAGCTAATGAAGTTGGATTCTTTAAATATTGGAAAACATCTCATAAACAAAATAAAGAACGTGTTTTAGATGAGTGGGCTGATTGTTTGGCATTCTTGAATAGCATTGTAATTAGTCAAGGATATGAAGATTATGTTATAAGTTATTATGATAAGAGATTGGATGTTGATATTGAATCAACCACTTTTATAAGACAAGATTACTTATTTAGAATGATGAATAAAAATGATATGGATTCTATTGATGACGCTTTAAGTCAATATTTCTATCTGTATATGTTTGGTAAGAATTTAGGTTTTAGTATTGATGAAATGAATTCTGCTTATAATACAAAAAGTATGGTTAATATTGTAAGAGCTAAGGAGGAATATTGATGGAAACAATGTGTTGTAAATGTTGGAAGTATGAAGCTACGTCAATGAAAGATTTATTATGTGATAAATGTAGATATGAAGAAAAAGTTAAAAGAGATAATGAAAGCGATAATAGAAAAGAAGATATTATTAATAAGCCTAATCATTATCATGATAATGGTGTTGATCCTATATCTATTGGTGAAAAATTGTTCACTAAAGAAGAAATGAATGGTTTCTATAAAATGAATATGCTTAAATATTGGTGTAGAGCTGGTAAAAAAGATAATAATAGTAAAGAACAAGATTTAAAAAAATATGAATTTTACAGAAATAAATTAGAGGGAAATAAATAATGAAATTTACTATAGAAGAAAATAAGAAAAGACAAGTAAATGTTGATGTTAAATACATAGATAAAAAGAATGTTAAATTACATTTAAATATTTATAAAATGGGTAAACTTAAAGATGTAAAAGAATTAACTTTTGTCAATAAAGAAATGTGTATGATACATGTAGAAAACTTGATCAAGACTACAGACTATAATTTAGATGGATTTGCTAATGATTTCTATCAAGGGAAAGAAAGATTCTTTATTGCATTAAGAAAATAATACTTGACAAATATGGAAGACTATGTTATACTTGAAAGAGTAAGACATTAGGACTTCCATATTATATTTTGATCGGGTTTTCCACGGTGAAACGTGCCGACAAATGGTGGGTACTGAATATGCCTTGTAATACAGTCCGTGATGATTTTACTAGAAAGCCTTGTGAAAGTAGCCTAACGGTGAAATTAGTAGCAAGGTTTTCATCTTAAATAATTAAGTAAAAGTGATCAAATTAAGATCACATTTTTTATGAATATTTACTTGACAAAATTAATAAATTATAGTAATAACATTTTTGTTAAATTAAATCAAGTAATTTCTTCAAAATTTAAATAATAAAAAATAAAAGATTTCTTGACATGGGTAACATTTTATGGATGAAAAATCCAAGAAAAGTGTACCCCTTTACATTT